GTACACCTTAGCATCGCCGTACACCCAAGCATCGCCGCACACCTGAGCATCGCCGGACACCTGAGCATCGCCGTACACCTGAGCATTGCCGTACACCTTAGCATCGCCGTACACCCAAGCATCGCCGCACACCTGAGCATCGCCGCACACCTGAGCATTGCCGTACACCTTAGCATCGCCGTACACCCAAGCATCGCCGCACACCTGAGCATCGCCGGACACCTGAGCATCGCCGTACACCTGAGCATTGCCGTACACCTTAGCATCGCCGCACACCCAAGCATCGCCGTACACCCAAGCATCGCCGGACACCTTAGCATCGCCGGACACCTTAGCATCGCCGCACACCTGAGCATCGCCGCACACCTGAGCATCGCCGCACACCTGAGCATTGCCGTACACCCAAGCATCGCCGGACAGGTTATCTTCTTTTTCAATATACCCACCAAGATCACCTACATCGGCATGCTTGATTTTACGCGTGCATTTGATTTGTAACAACTTAATACCAAACGCGTTGATTATAAATTTGTCCGTTAATTCGAAATGTTTGTCCATAATATTGAGTGTTTTAAATTTGTCCTTAAAAACCCTCCGGGGCCGTCGCGGATGCGGTGGGAGTGAATCAACCTAAAACTAACCTGACAACCTACGACAGGTAGGGATCATTCTTGAGCCTCATTAGGTCGAAGTCGTTGGCAACCTCACCTTCGGGCAAGTAGGTTTTCAAATCGGCCGAGACGATGAACAGTCTGGGCTCCTTGAAGCGACCTTCGTAAATCATCACGGATATATTCAGATTGCTATAAAATCTGTCCGTGTTGTATTTGATCGTAGCGCAGAAGTCTCCCGGATACTCACATGATTTGTCCTCGACCAGCATCGCCAACTGGTAGTAATCTTCGTTTGTCAAACGTATCATAATGCCTATTTAAATTTCAGCATTCTGTAACTCGATTCTACCGTGCATTCGCTGACTATGTTCGGATATTTCAATCTCAGCATTTCCGTATCCAGCTTTTTGCGGCAATAGGATTTAAAGGTGGCGATAGTGGTTCCCTCGTACTCCATGCTGTCCTGCTCTCCGAATCTTAGGATCATCTCGCCCTCTATCTCCTTTTTCTCTCGCTCCAGTACCTTGATCGCCTTATTCAGTTTCCCCAGACGCTCGTACCTCGAAAACATATCTTTCCCTACCCTCACGATACCTTCCTTGCTCTCCGGGTATGTTTCCCGAATGTCCTGCGCAGTGGTAGGTTCCGGTTGTTCGCCCCCGATTATGTGCTTCTGAAACCAGTCGGTCGCCTTGCGCATATTCGTGAGCGTCCAATCTTTATCGAAAGTATAATGTCCGTATTTAAGCTCTTTTCTACCGTCGCAAATGACCAGAAAGGCGTTTTTTCGGCCCATCACGGCCATTTGAAACTGGACCTGCGCATACCACTCTTTCGGAATGCTATCTGCGTCCATATCGTCTATTATTCGCTTCGTGTCTTTTATCTCCACCACCGGACGGTCCTCCCATTCCTGTTTGAATGCCTCCCGATCCGGCGAGCATTCCACGAAGTCCGGGAACTCGTCGTTGGTATACACATCGTATGATGCCGAGCGCTTTATAATCTCGCAACCGGTCTCGCTCTCGAACCATTTGGCAATCGCATCCTCCATGAATATCCCCCGGTGCATATTCGCGTTCATCTCATCGCTTCCCTTCGTCTTGCGCTCCCAATACTGCAAAGGCGTAACGTACTCGCTCAAGCCGAGTATTATCCCGAAATCCGAGCTGCCGAGAACCGGCCGGCTCTCCCTGCGCTCCAGCCATTCCGCTCTGGTTTTAAATGTCTCTTTCCGTATCATCGATTATCAATTTTATGTATTTCATTAGTTTTTCCTCTGAAAAGCCGAGGCCGTCGGTAAATGTGTCTTGCGTGGGTATGTATTTGGCCCGGACTTTCCAGCTATTTATGCACACTCCCCGCAAATGCCTGTCCCACGAAGGGGACACGCTTAATTCGACGTCGATATACATATCCTCTACTTCCTCGTCGTATTCTATCGTATACGTCCCCTCTCGCCCGTTTCGCAACTCTATTTTTTCCGCGAGCATATTCGCTATCTTGCACATATCCAGATCGTCGAACCGGAACAGCTCGTAACACGCCATACGCGTCCGTCCTCGCTTCAGCATGCGCGACACCACAGCGTGCCCGTCATGGCGAAGACGCTGTACCACAGCACTCAGACGATGTACCCCGAACATTTCGGCCGCCGAAAATATCGTAACCGTTTCTCCGCGCTGCAATTCCTGCAAAATCATTTCTTTCTGTGTCATGTTACATTACTTTGCATTCGACAAATTCCCCGTTCTTTAGCCTGTAAAAAGTGTTTGCTTTAATGCGGTCGCCGTCTACCTGCACACTTTTCACATCTATTAATTCTCTGAACCGGTATTCAGCCAGTACAAGCCAGCATCCCAGTTTTCCCTTAGCCATTGATCTGACACCTACAGATATGGCGATAGAATGATCCCCTGATACTATCGCCGCGGACTCTTCCCCCATGCTCACCGCGATAGAATATTCACCCTTGTTTTTTGCTATAGACTTGTCGCGGATAGTAACTGCCGCTGATTCGGCCCCTTTATTTTTGGCTGACGTATTTTCTCCAGTACTTATCGCAGCAGAATTATGGGCTATGTTTATTGCATCGGAACGATCGCTGGTAGTCGCGGCTATTGAATATAAACCGGAATTTATAGCCAACGATCCCACGCCGGTATTCACTGCGACAGAGCTATGCCCAGTATTTACCGCCTCGGAATTTAACGAAGTACCTGCCGACACTGAATAATTACCCCTGTTGATTGCTGCCGACAAACGTTCCGTGCAAACGGATAATGATTCTTCGCCGCTACTTTTTGCCACAGAACAAAGACCCATACATGCTACCAGTGATTTATCGCCGCTACTTTTTGCCACACACCTCTCCCCAGTATTCACGGATGCAGAATATTTGCCGCTGCTATCCGTTACCGAATAATTGCCGGCATTTACTGCGGCTGATTTGTCACTTGTTGCGGTAGCGGCCGATTTGTCCCCGGTGCTGACTGCTACCGAGGATTGACCCGAGGTTATGGCCTCGATGCTTTTTTTTGTATTTGAGGCGATCGACCTGTTTTTATCGCCCACAACCCTACTGCATGTGCCTATCCCTTTCCGAATGAATTTTTCCGAGGCATCGGCAATCCCTTCCACGTCTACGTCCTCAATAACATGTAATTCCGATGTTATTACATGGTGTCCCTGTTTGTGTATATTATTGCCCCGGCTTTCAACTCGGGAATATCCGCTATTACATGGCGGATAGTATCTTAAAACATCCAGCGGATTATCGAAAAATGATAATTTGCCGCCAATTACGGGGCGTCGTGTGTAAACACGCCCAACTTCTAACCGTAATTTATTGTCTTTGTAATTTTCAAAACCTATATACCCTTCCATATCTCAGATCAATAATAATGTTACAATAGCGCCGAATACGCATCCATACAGAAAAGACAAAACCCACGTTCTAACTACTTTAGAGGCTGCCGATTTTTGCGATCTGCTATCCATCAACACGGCGGATCTCTCGTCGTCCCATTCGGTTAGGCAACTGGCGACGGTATCGAAAGACTCCTTTCTGAATCGGTTCCCATCCCATTGCCCTGTATTCTCGTTTTTGGTGGGCCGGTCCATGAAGGAATACACATCCCCGTTTTTATCTTTTGAAAAATATATCATCATGGCTTTAAAGTATTTCGTAGATTCTGATGCGGTCGTTTTGAAAGTTGTAAAATCGAGATTCGGACAAGATCGTATCCTTTTTCTCCGATTCGGTGAGAATATTATGGCGTCGGAGCTGGTAATATGCCGAGTTAACCCTGAAAGGAGATTCTGGCCTCGGCCGGTCGTAATACTCCAGTATTTTTATCGGCCTGTTGCGGCATACTTGGTATATTCGGACATGGAAACAGGTGTTTTCTTCCGAATTAGTCGGCCGACATGTAAATACAAAGGTTCTCATGGCTCATTCAGGTTTTCCAGACGTTCAAAAATCCATCCTATGACCATATCCCTATCGCTTTTACATAATCGGCGGTCTTCCTCCACTTCTTTTACTAAGTCCCGCGAAACGTCGAACATATTCCGGTTTACATCGGTATCGAGGTTATCGATGCACTGGCCGTAATAGTCCAAAATACTCTCGTTCTTAAAGGTCCGCGAACAAGTGGAGCAGCTGTAAACGAGCAGGCATATAATGGCCGTTAAAATCGATTTTCTCATAGTTAATGGATATTATTTCTGCTTGATGTTCCACCTGCCGTGAAGTTTGGCAATAAGGTCTATATAAAACCCATATTCATCGATTTGCTCCTCAGAATAACCTTCAGCCTTCCCAATTTCGCGGGAATGCTTTTGCCACTCCGAAATAGTATATTTTTTACAACCTATTTGGATAGCATCGTACCCCCAGTATGAAACGGAGTGCTGGGAGGCCGATATGAATAATGATTTAGGTACTTTGCAGCCGTTGCCGAGTTTGCAGCCTTTGCCAAGTTCGCAGCCGTAGCCGAGGTTGCAGTAGTCGCCGAGTTTGCAGTCGTCGCCGAGTTCGCAGCATTCGCCGAGTTCGCAGCCGTAGCCGAGGTTGCAGTAGTCGCCGAGGTTGCAGTAGTCGCCGAGTTTGCAGCCGTCGCCGAGTTTGCAGTAGTCGCCGAGTTTGCAGTCGTAGCCGAGGTTGCAGTAGTCGCCGAGTTTGCAGCCGTCGCCGAGTTCGCAGCCGTCGCCTACCTCAATCCCTCTTTGGGCAAATTCTTCCTCTAATTCGGAAATGTTGGTATACTGAAAAGATACCCACACTTCACCTAACACCTGTAAATAAATCGTTTTCATTATCTCAATCTTTTTAATATTTTAGGCACAATTGATAAGCCTACGATAGGCTTGAAAATAAGCGCGGGCCTGCACATCCATCCAAGTCTCGCGCGGATTAGGATCATTGCGCCCGGAGTTCGTTCTTTTCAGCTCAGACGGTGTACACAGGGCTTTAGCTATGTCTTCATCGTAAATAAGAGCGAACCCGCCATAACAATAGCTATCCCAATTCGTGGCCCCATTTAGCAAGGTTTTTTCGCAAAGTTCCGGAATCGGTTCGCCCTCATTTTCGCAGTACTCGCAAATTTCCTCGTAAGAGTCAAGAAGATCGAGCGCGAAACCATTGACTCCCCGATCCCAGCAAGATCGAGCGCGCAAAGAATTAAGACGTGTACGAATTTGATTTACTTCGTCCCTCCAAGAGCTGGAGAGCTTCGCAGCAGAAGCCGCAATGTTTTCTGTTTGTGACATGGTAGTAAAGGTTTTTTTACCTACCCTACCCTATCCTACTATTCAAAATAATGCTAATTATAATTCAGTCGAACTTGAATTAGTATTATGTTAAATAGTAGGATATGGTAAGATTATCAGGTATTTTAATTAATTATAATAATAAGGCGTAGCGTCGATCTGATCGCCATCAATTATGTAGTCGTTATTCTCGTCATCGACTACCATTTTTACCAATTCCACGCAATATACATCCCGCCAAGCTTCATCGCTATCCCCCCATTCCGAAATATCGGCGGGCTCAAATGCTGACAAATATTCCTTTTTTTTGTTGAAAAAATCGCGTGCCTCAGCTTCGTTTCCACTTGAAAAAACGGACACCGATTCGGTGTAGCCGGCCTCATTAACAGTAAACAAAGTTTTCATTGTAGTAAGGTTTTAATTAGGGGGGCTGTTCCCCCTTTTGCTTTATACAAATATACAACACAATCACATGTTTCCCAAATATTTAATGCAAAAAATGCACCCAAATGCAATAGAAATTTATTATAACGAAGCGAACAGATATAACGCTTTGTTATAACAGAAAGTGGCTTTACAAATGTAACCGAATTCGACACATTTACGCCTGAAAATAACATATATATAGAAATGACCTGAAGCCAGAACACTATTGAAAATCGGAGAGTATATCGGAACTGGAATCGACCCCAGATATTTTTTTTATTCATACAGAAAAAAGCTGAAACGTTGGAAGTATAAGAAAGTTTTTGCATAGACATCAGCCCATGGCAGAATGTGCACGTATAAGCTGCTGCCGGTTCTCTATGTTGTCGAGTGCTGATTGGCCGAGAATCGTAGTAATGTATACAGTATATATTCTTACTGATCTGGGCGCGTGCGTGTGCGTATGTGCGCCCGCGTATATATATTCCTTGTAATACGCGCGTGTGTGCGCGCAGGAAAGTTTTTGGCTTTGCTCGTATATCAAGATACAGCGCGCATGCGTGTGCGTGCGTCGTGCGCGTGTATACGTGTGCGCATGTGAATAACATTTGTGTTGAGACTCGCAATAGTGAAATTGGATAGGCAATAAATATGTGTTGTTATCGCTTTCCTGACGCCAAGAACGAGATACATGTATAGGTAGATTCGTTGGTAAACAACCGCCCCCCGGTTCCACCATTGCTAATACTAACTATACATCCGGGGGTTTGTAAATCCGGGGGTGGTGTTATTTTTAGCGATGAGTTATTTTAATCGCATATATGTTTGTTTATTAGCGACTTTTTGCTATCTTTGTGGTTGATAAATCGTACATACTCACTCGTATACCCCAATTTATCATCTCCATTCAAGGCAGGTTTTCCCGTAGTAAGGTTTTTTCCTGCCGTATCCTCGAACTCGGAATATGTCCCCGGATTCGAGGATTTTTTTGTTGTATAATTTATTAAAATTATATTTGTGATATTCTCATAAAAAAAACTTATATTCATGGGGAGTTTGATGGATAAGTTGGTAGAGTTGCGGAGTGTGAAGGATGAGGTTACGGTATGCGAGGCGGAGGTTAGCGCAAGCAGAGGGAATATGCGATTCGATGCGGCTAAAGAGGCATTGGATAGCATGGGCATACTTCGGGATTTGGAGGCGATACGTCGGCAGTTGACCGATCCATCGACGCAGATGGGAGATTTGGCGAAGCTGAAGTCGAAACTTGATGCCTACATGAAGTTCGTTAACATTTACAAGAGTGCGGGTAGCATTGTGAACAGCAAAGGTATAAGTTTGGGGGACAGCGACAGTGACGACAGTTTTCAGGAAGTCAGCATATCTCTGAAGCGATGAATATCAATTTAGACATACCGCTTAATCCGAAACAAGTGGAAATGTACAATCGTCTGAACGACGATAAGTACAACGAATGCCTGTTTTATGGGTCGAGCCGGTCGGGCAAAACATTTCTGATATTATTCTGGATGATATCCCAATCTGTTATTCGTAAAGCCAACTGCCTAATTTTAAGAAATGTTCTTACTTCATTGCAGACGGGTATGATCCGTCAGACATTGCCTGCCGTTCTGAAATCTATCGCTTCTCACAACGGGCTGAATAAGGTAGAGGATTTGGTTGCGCCGAATGGTAAGCGATTTTGCGTGTACGACAAGAAGGAGAATATACTGCGCTTTTTCAACGGGGCATATATTCAGTTCGGGGCTATACGGGGATCGTCGGACGTATCGAGCACATACGACAAGATACTATCCACTGAATGGGGCCATATCTTCGTAGACGAATGTTCTGAAGTAGACGAGTTGGCTATCGACACCTTGCGGACGCGACTGGCGCAAAAGCTCGACGTGACCAATAAGATGATCTATGCGCTGAACCCGACAACCAAGTCGCACTGGACATACGTCCGCTTCTTTAAGAGGGAAAATCGGGAGGGCCTGAAGCTCGATCCGGCCGTGACGGATCGATTCTTGGTCGTTCATTTTTCGGTGCTGGACAATCGAGAATATCTTTCGGCGGATTATGTAAATACCCTGTCCCAGCTTTCCGCCTTGCAGCGCAAGCGTTTCCTCTCGGGAGAATACAGCGACGAGAGCGAGGGAGAAATATTCGATCATATACCTTGGGGGCCTGTCCCGAGCCAGCTTTTCGACTGCCTGATATATACGGACCCGTCGGCAAAAGATAACGAGTCGTGCGACTACAAGGCATCCGTGTTGCTGGCGTCGGCCGCCGATAAGATATACTTGCTGGGCGTCAAGGCCGTAAAAGGGACTTCGCTGCAAATGATGTACAATATCTTCGAGCTGTTCAAGATGTCTCCCGTTCCGCCACGCATCGTCATGGAGAAAAAGCAAGTGCCTCTCGACTTCGACACGACTTTCGCCCGATTCCAAAGCGAGACCGGATGGAACTGTCCGCTGACGTGGGATACTCGCAATAACGGGAATAAATTTATGAATATCGAGTCCACGCTCGAACCCCTCTTTCGCAACGGCCGCTTCATCGTCAACGAGGAACTGAAGGGCTCGCCCGAGGGAGAATTGCTCGTCGAGCAGTTCATATTCTTTTCCCGCAAATACAACAAAAACCGAAAGGACGATATTCCCGACGCTACCGCAAAGGGCGCGTCTCTGTTAAACCGTGAAATGACATCGATGAAATTCACGCAATGGCCCATGTTCTACCGAAGGGGAACCCGAGTAACTTTTTGACGCTATGATACTTTCTCCCATGTATTTTGAAAAAGACCAGCTAAAGCAATGGCTTAGCGCACAACAGATAGCGCAGTTCGAGGGCATGTACTCCGACATCGTACAGACAGCGTACGAGAATGCTTTGGGACTTCTCTATTCCGAGGTAGGTCACATACTCGATCTGGATACCATGCTTTCCGAGACGAACCCCGACAAGAAGGACCCTACGCTGAAATGGGTGCTGCTCGTGATGACCGCCTTCAACATCGCATCCCCTTCGCTCAATGTCTCCGAGCCTCTGCGATACAACTACGAAAAAGTGCTCGCAAAGGTGAACGAACTCAAAAGCGGCATGAGTTCGATATACGAGGCTCCGACCAAGAGCGAGCCGAACGCACTCCCGCAAATGGTTTCCGTTCGAAACAAGTACATCGGATAAATCCAACTCGTCGATAATTCTTACAACTTCTCCCCTATGGCTAAAAAATTCCATCCGTCCTCGCCGAAGCGGTTCCACCAACCGAAGGTGAACCCGTTCTCCGTGCCTAAGAAAGTGGGAGTCCCCAACCTGGTATCCAGATACCTTTTCAACGACTACTACGTCGAATATACCCCGCAATGGTGGCGCGAGGCTATCGACCGGGCCATCAACTATTCCGATCTGACCTACGTCGATTCGATGTACTCCTTTACGATCCAGTCGTCCCCCTTCCTGTGCTCGCAGATCAACAAAAGGCTCGTCCCCATCAAGAAGATGAGAATCGTTCTCGAAGTGGACGGCAAGGAAGATATTCGGCTTACCGAAATGATCGTTCGCACGAAGTGGTTCGATCAGTTCAAGCGGGCATGCAGCCTGAGCAAGTTCTATGGCGTGGTCGTATTCGGTATAGACCCCAAAACCGATTCGTGGCAGTATTATCCCATGCGAAACGTCGATCTGGAGAACAGGGCCCTCCGGTTCGGAACCTACGAGTATATGAATGTCGTCAATGTGGACGAATACGACAACATATTCTTCTTCAGACCCGAGACGGATCAAGATTTCGGCATGGGACTTCTTCAGCCCATTTCCCGAGCCATGATAGGAATCGTGGAGGCATACAATAACTGGAGCATCCTCGGCAAGCGGTTCTCCTACCCTACTATGGTTATCGGATTCGACAACAACAACACGATTGCCCAGCAGTTCGCGGCCGAGCTCGCCCGCAAGGTCGATATTATGGAAACGCCGATCATCCCGTTCTTCTATGACTCGGCGACAGGCGGTAAAAGCAAGTACATGGTCGAGGTGAATCCCGTGCAGACGCAGTCATATCCCGACGCGTTCCGAGTATTCAAAGAGTACATATCCGAATACCGGTCCGAAATCATGCAGCTCGTAACGGGCGGCACGTTGCTCGGAGCTACCGAGAAAAATACGAATTCCGAGCAACTGGCGTCCATTCACATGGAATTGTATCAAGACATTATCGCCGACGACAAAAAATCGGTCCTTTCGGTGCTCAATGAGGGCGGCGCACTCAAGAAAATAGCCCGCTTGTACGGCGAACCGGCTCTCGAAAGGGCCCGAGCGGTCGAGGTGCCGGACCTGAGCATCCCTATCGACAAGGCCGAAATCATTATGAACGGCGCGGCCAAGATGGGAATACAGCTATCCGCCAATTTCTTTAAGAAAATCGGCCTCGAAGAGTCCGACATCAACACGAAAGTCCGCAATAATTCGTGGAACGAGGTCCTTTCTGCCAAAATCGGCTCCATTTTCGGGCGAAGCGGCAACAAAAAGACGACTCCGGACCCCAAAATCCACCCCATCGACCCGAAACAAGCCAAAAATAAACTGTTATGACCGAAAAAAACCTCTGGATACTCGTCATATCGATGCTCGTATCCGCATTTTTCGCCTCGACCCTATCGCTGGGATGGATTTCAGCCATCATAACGCTCATGATCGCCGTGTGCTACGCCTTTTTCGAGAAAAGCCGAAAGCCCGAGACCTCGGCGAAGGATATGTCGTTCTACGTATACGTTGCGCTGGCCGGAACAATGGCCATGAATGTCCTCGTAAACTGATCGCATCGTATGGCTGACATCGGCGATATGATCCGAATGCTCGAAAGGGTAAAAAAGGCGCGCAATAGCTCCGTGCCGCCCAAGATAGCTACTCTGATGCTCCAAGAGACGCGCGAGAACTTCAGAAAAGAAGGGTATACGCAGGACGGAGGCATCAAAAAATGGCCCCAAAGAAGCCACGAATACATGCTCAACTACCCCATACTGGACTATACGGGCCGCCTCAAAAGAAGCCTTACACGCGATTTCTCGCCCCAATTCGCCCGAATCGGAGCAAACGCCTACTACGCGCAGGTACAGCAAGAGGGAGGACGCGCGCATAACGGATTCTGGAGCCGCCGCCCGCCCTACTCTACCGAGCCATTCTCCAGCCGCATCGGCAAAATCATTCCCCGCCCCTTCTTAGGCGTCGGTAAAAAAACTTACGCGGGTGTGCGTAAGATATTTACCGAAGAAGTCAGAAAAGCTATCTACGGATAGCATTTTCTTATAATAAAATTTGTTATCATAAAAAAAACATATAATTTAGTGTCGAAAACCGTGCATCTCGATGATTGGAACGCTTACCGACACATTCGTAGCCGCTCTTAGAGAGGCTCCCGTCGTGACGGAGAACGGTGTAAACGTATCCGTGATGAACGACGAGGGGCAGGGACTGGTCAATACGCCCCTTCCGGCCGTCGTGGTGCATGTGCGAAACAGCAACAAGCCTACGGTATTTATTCGTGGGGGCATTTGCGATTGGTTCGACGTCTCGCTGAACGTACTTGTCGATTTCGATAACTACTCCGTGACGCCGGACGGCGGAATCCAGACCAAAATGCGTAACATGGCCTACGAGATCCGCCGATACATCGAAAAGGTGAAAAGAGGCCCCCTATTCAGTACGCTGATTGACGAATACGACTTTTTCCCCCTCTATCGGGGAATCGAAACCTATCAAACGGCCGCTTTCGTAGGTACTGTCGGAAAAGACATCGATGTGTTTCGCATTCTGTACCAATGCACGGCGCTCGACAAACAGAGCTTGGAGGACGAATACGTGATGTTCGATTCCAAGCAGATAAATTTGGTTCGAACATGATTAGGCAAATCCTGTCCGACGAGACGATGAACCGAAAAGGGTACATTACCCTGAACGACGGCGTGAATTGGGACGAGTATCGCAAGAATCCCGTCCTGATGCTGGAGCACGAGGACGACAAGCAGCCCATCGGCCGCATAGACAATATCCGGTTCGAGGATAATGCTTGGTACGGAGACCTCGTATTCGCCGACACGGAAGAAGGCCGGGAGAAGGAAAAACTCTACAACGAGGGATTCTACAATGCCGTATCCATCAGCGGTCTGGCCACCAAAGTCAAGCGCGAGGGCGTAGTGTACGCCGTGCAGTTCGACGTGTGGGAAGTGTCTCTGGTAGCTGTCCCGGCCAATCCGAACGCTATCGCACAGAGGACGTCCGACAAATCGACGCTCTCCGTATCGTTCAACGATGTGGACGACAAACTGATCGAGCCCGATTCTTTGTCGGCCTATCAAATTTCTACCATTAACAAATTCAAAGAAAACATGGAAGCAAACAACAAACCCGAAACGGAAGTCAAGGAGGAAGCCCTGAAGGCTCCCGAATCCGTAGAGGCCGCCCCGGAGGAACCGAGTGCGGAGCATAAGGGCTTTATGTCCCGCGTCCTCTCGTCTCTTTCGGCCATTACGTCAATGCTCAACGATCGCAAGGAAGAAGCGCAGGCACAGCCCGAGGCCGAGTCTTTGAAAGCCCCGGAGGCTGCGGAAGCTCCCGAGACGGAGAAAACGGAAACCGAGCAGGAGGCGCAAAAGGCACCCGAGGGGAAGGAGGAACTTTCGGCAAAGCCCGAGCCCAGAATCTTCAACATTCACGAAAAAACACCGAAAATCAAGATGACCGCATTCAAATCTGTCAACGACTATCTGCGGAGCGACGAAGGTCAATACAAGTTCCGTCAGATTCAGAAGCTGTCCGCCGTTCCGTCGAAGGAGCTGCGCCGTCCGGAAAACGCTACGCCGGTCGAGTTCGTCCGGGAGTATTCGGCCCTGATGGCTAACGACCCCGGATTCATGTCCTTTATGGGCAATGTAACTTTCCAGAACGCCGACGGCCCGAAGGAAGTTTTCAGCAAGACGCTGGATAAGCTCAATATCGGCGAGAATTCCATCGACTTCCTCGAAACGTCGCCCGATCTGGCGAAGATTACGTGGCTCTCGCTGTTCTACCGCGTTCTGTTGCCCGAAAACAGTTGGGCCGACAGATGTATGCGCGTATCGGGCGACAGCCATGCCGGCGTCATCTGGATCAACTCGGCGATGAATCCGAAAGTGTACGTGGGAAGCCGCGCTCCGCTGAACGCGAAAACCTCGTACTACGAGGATATTCCGGTCGCTTTGGCGGAGAAGGTATTCTCGATGGAACCCATCGGATGGCAGCCCGCAACGACGGACGTACTGGCATACAACAACCGCGCGACCGGACAGAGCGAGGCTATGCGCGTCGTGGTGAACAAAATCCACAACTATTGGTTGCAGATGTTCGCCGAGGCCGCATCGGTAAAGGTTCCCATGTCGGGTCCCGATACCTTCGCCGTCGATGCCTCGACGTTCCCCATCAACGACGCCGCGACCGGTACGCTTCTGGAGTTCGCCCTCAAGAACATCACCCAGATGCAAAAGGGATTCATCAACCAGAACTACACGATGGACTACAACGAGGCCGTCATGGTGATGGCCGCCGCGTACTTCGAGCAGCTTCAGAACGACCCGCTCATCACCTCGATCCTGTCGAAGCAGACGGGCCGCGTAGGTCCTATGACCGTTCAGTACAGCGGCTTCGAGGCTATGCCGCGCTCCACTGTCGCCGCATACGACACCGCATCGAGCAAGGTGGTGGATGCCGAGCTCTATTGCGACGGTAAAGTGAACGCAGACGGCACGATCCCGTCCTACACGCCGCCCGTGCTGGCCGCTACGGCCTACGACATCGCTTTGGGCTTCATCCCCGGCGAGGCCATCATCGCGCAGGGCAACACGAACGTACACATGGTACAGAATCCCAACGACTATTCTTGGGTTATGTCTATGGATATTCGTTCGGGAGCCGGTGCCGCTCGTAAAGGCGGGCTCGGTATCGGCATCATCATTCCTGCCGTAAGCGCGTAATCAACAGGGGCGGCTGACGCGGACTGTTCCCTTAAAAACATCATGTCCGGGTCACATGTCATACACGACCCTCCGCACAGCCGCCCCTTCTTTTACACCCATTCGTAAATACGTTACAGCTATGGTAAACTTTTCCGACAGATATTATCAGAACCTCATTATCGCAACCGCCAAATACGGCACGCTCTACTGCTGCGAAGACGGCAACGTGTATCGGAAGGAGGCATCGGCCAAAGACCGGTACAAAACCGCATTGGCCCTTAGAGGCCGCTGCCGCTATTGCAAGGTAGAGAAAGGCAAGGAGCCCGTTTCCAACGAGGAATTCGAAAACATGCTCCGCGCCTACGAGGACAAGCAGGCGCTGCCGCCCAAGAAGGCCGAAAAGCCGGATATGAGTCTGGAAAGCGCAGCCGAGATACTCGAATCACGCCGTAAGAAGAAGGCGGGCGCGAATGCTCAAAAGAAAGAAGATTAGATCATTTCACACAACCGAAAATGGCACAAACTGGCATATATACCGAGCTCGTCGATACCGCCCTCGGCGGAACGGCTCAGGATAACAGCGTGTCGATGCTTTTCGCGCCGGGCGCTAAAGGCACAGCCCCCGGACCCGGCGGCGTTACTCTCGAAGTGGGTACCTCCTATATGCTCACCGGCTTAGAGGATGCCGTCAACCTCGGGATCAACGAAGAGTACGACACGACGAACAAAACGCCCCTGTACTTCAATATCAAGGAGTTCTACGACAAGGCCGACGCCGGAACGAAACTGTGGATTTACGTCTACGACAAGACGACCTACGCGCAGACGTCGAAGTTTCTGCAAGCCCCCGACTTCCTGACGGCCGTCCGCTCGACTATGGAAACGCTGGAGAACAACCGCCCGCGCATCATCATGGTCGCTCAGGCAGAAGGTCAGGACACGCCGACCGAAGGCGGATTGTCGGAAGACACTATCACCTGCTGCACGGATTTCGAGTCGGCTCTCGAAACTCTGTTCGGCGAAGGCATCCGCGCGGTCGGCATTCTCGACGCCGCCGTAGTATCGGGCATCTCCGATCTTCCCGACGTATCGAAATACAACGCCCCTCGCGTCGCGTTGCAGATCGTTACCTCGACCAAGACGCGGAACGCCTCTGTCGGACGCTCCGGCGGTATCGTATCGGCCCGCAATCTGGCCACGTCCATCGGGAACGTATCGATGGGCAGCGTAACGACCGCCGACTATCTCGTAGATTCCGCGTCCAACACGCCTGTCAATACGCCTGTTACGCTCCTTACGCGCACGCAGACGAACGATCTGGGCGCGAAACAATACCTGTTCACGCTCCGGCGCAATGACGTAGGTATCTGCTACAACGACGGCGCGACGATGAACTCGGCCGCCAATGCTCTGTCGAGCATCGATTTCGTCCGCGTGGCGAACGCCGTGTGCGACGACTGCGACACCTTCTTTACGAAGCTGCTGAACGTCAATATCCCCGTACAGAGCAACGGTACGATCAACGCGGCGTTCAAATCCGGCACGCTGGCCAATCTGAGAAGCCTGTATATCGACCCGTATATCAACCGGGGCGACGCATCGCAGATCAACGTGGATTTCGAGGCCAAAGACGGCAATTTCGTACAGTCGCGGGCCCTCGAAGTAACCGTCGAGATTCTCCCGAACGCTCCTATGAGGGAAGCGTTTATTACCGTCATGTTCGTTTCATCTCTCTAATCTAAAGACTATGCCTAATTTAAGTGAGTATATCGTTCCGAGCAGCGACGTACAGATAAACATGACTTTCAACGGCATTCCGAGCATGAAACTCGATACGGGGTCGCGGCTCAACTGGGCCAACTCCCAGAGCGTGCAGGACATATTCGCTATCAGTCACGTAGACCCCATCGGAATCGTCGCGCTCAATGCCACGTACACCGCCTCGGTTACGATGCAGAGCGGAGAGTATAACGCGCTGATGGACGCGATCAACGCTGCCGCACCGGCGGGCCAACTGTACGCCTCCATGCTGGAAGTCGCCGGATTTACCCTGACGTGCGCCTACGCGCTCAAAAACGCAGGAACGCCCAAGTCGGCTATCGTCAACTTCCTGAACTGCCGGGTATCGGACGTCAGCGGCGACGTGGAAGCCAACGATCCGCAGACTCTCGTCACCATCTCTCTCCGAGGAACGGGTATTAAACGAGACGTATCTCCCATTACGGTTTAACATCCGTTTTTCGCTTCATGTCTCAACCGGGGACCCCTCGGGGTCCCCAAATTTTTAAAACTATGTCGCTAACTTACACCGTAAAAACAAGCTACTTTAGCTGGGTCCCCGACGTAGAGGGGAACATGACCGAAAAGCCCACCGAGGCGGACGTCGAAATCCTGCACCTGCAACGCACCAATCCGGCCCATATGGCCGTCGCGCTGAAAATCCTCGAAGGATACGAGCATCTGGACCAGCTCGGAACTCTGTCCGTCGAGTTCTGCAAGTGCGTCATCAAGGACGACAAGCTGCGGGAGTCCATCGTCAAAGATATGGGCTGCTGCTTGGACATATTCCAATCCGAAGCCGTAGCGGAGGATATAGAAAATTTTCTATCGGGCTTGGGTTTCGTCCAAAAAATGATAAGAAAAGCCGAAAACCTGAGCCGGAAAGAAAAATCGACGAAATAATCTCGGAGTTTACCAAAAAAGACCCGTATCTGATAAAGAAAGCGGTTATTTCCCGGTATTTCCACGAGCCCTTTTCGGAGATAGTCGGCAAGTTTTCCGCCGATAAGATCGATAGCATGTTCTATGCCGCTCTATATATGATATATCATTTCGATTGGGCTCCTTTTAACCAGAAAAAGTAACTATGGCGTCTCCCGTATATTCTGTGGTCCTCAATTTAGAGGGCAATATGAATAGCGTTCTCGATTCGGCTATCGCCAAGAGCCGTATCCTGAACAGCGAGCTCGGCAAAGTGTCCCGAAACGCTTCTGCCGGATCGAGAACGCGGAGGCGAAAAAAGACCGGCGAGATATCTGAAGAAGATTTATTCAAGCGGTATCCCCATATTAGACCTCAATGGCAAAAAAGGGTTTCATGGGCTAACTCCTTTTTGAAGCGACACCGTGGCTTTAATGACAAAGACTTCCTGAGGAACTTCGACCGCTCCGCAAAAGTATTCAACAAATTTTCCAGCGATTTCCTTCGAAACTGCCTTACGCTGTACGGCATGCGCGAAAATTTTGCGAATGCGGTCAAGGTCGTATCCAGCTTTTCGCGTACCGTAGGAGCCGCCGTACCCGCCATAGGCACGGCAGGCAGTATCGGGAAAAGCGCCCTCATAGGACAAGGAATACCCGCTTTGGCCGGCGGTCTCGGCTACTGGGCCGGCATGCGCACACTGAAAAGCCAAAGCATGCAGGAGGCTGCCGCGAACAACATGCGGTACAACATGGCGCGGCACTCGCTCGGGGAAGTCTACGACGACGCCTTCCGGGCGGCCAGCGACATCGCCGTATCGACCGGTTCCTCCCGCGTGGGAACGCTGGACCTTATATCGACCCTGACCGGCCTGAACGTAGGAGGCACATTATTGTCGCAGGAGCAAGCATCCTATTTGGCCAATATCACAGCCAAGTTAGCACATGCCAGTAATAGAGATATGGGCGTCGTCGGCCTGAACATGCAGCAGATACTCACTTCATGGCAGGGGATCGACATCAAGGAGCTCATCAAGAGCGTACCGCTTATCGGGAAATTTCTCCAAGACGAGCGGAGAAAGGCGGGCAGCAACGAGAATATATACGCCTTCGTCCGGTCGAATCCCCAAGCGTTCTTCCGTGCGCTGGAGGAATTCAACAAAACGGTCAAGATTTCCCCGGTGGCTATGGCCCGGGGGCAAATAGCCCTCAATCGGGAGAATTTCTTCCTGAAGTTAGAGAAACTTTTCGAGCCGGTCGCCGAAAGAATGGCCGACGCAAACACAAAACTCTACGATATATTAGGAGAGGCGGCCGAGAAATTTTTCTCGGAGCAGAACTTAAACAATGTCGATTCAATTATCAATAACTTTCTGGAAGCCTCGAAAACATTACTGGGAGCCGCTGCCAAATTCGGTAATGCGGCAATCAACGTGGGCTCATGGACGGCGGAGAATCCGTGGACCACTGCCGGCGGAATACACGCACTTTTCGGGAAACGACCGTTGCAACTGAAGGTGGCAGCCATTATTACCGGTAGTATTATCGATCAGAGTAAAGCAACAGTAAATAGGGAAAAGGAAAATTTAATTGACGATACTATCGCCGATCCTTCATTTAGGACATATTTGAATCAGTTTATTGCAGATTCTGGTATTCCCGCTTCTGAAAGAAAGCAACTTTTCGATTCAATTTTAGCTAATCCAAAATCTCCCAAAAATATCGGGATAGTCACAGATATAGCTAATATTATTAAAGACCCATCTGATAGGGCTATGCTCAGCAGACTACGACGCGCTAATTTAGATTTAGCAAGCGAAGCTCCTACTATAGGAATTAAGCAGATCGGATTAGCTTTTCCCGGGGTGGGGATAGATATTGCAAAAGGTGTTGAGATAGCTGGACGTAATTCTAAAAATATGTATGTCGGCGGAGGACCATTAGGTATGCCAATATCTTTGTCTTCTCACAAAAATACTATTTCTGCGGTAGATAAACATGCTCAAGAGGTATTAGATAGAACGCAAAGTATTATAAAACAATTTAAAAATTATAATACCTCTGATGATTCTATCAAATCTCTAACCGATTCTTTCGACACCCAGTCGGTCGGAGCGTCCGATGCCCAAACCATTCGGGGCATGTCCGGCACTACCCGGGCGCTCGTCATCAACTTTAACCGCGAGATAGTCAGCATGCCCACGACGATCAACGCAAACGACGTGGAGGACATAAAGCAACAGTTGGAACCCGCCATAGAGGACATGATCGTGCGCGGCCTTACCATTGCGCTAAACAATTCAACCCGCATGATATGAGCAGAAACAAATATACATCCATATCGGGAGGCGGCCTGCTCAGCTCGGGGGTCGATTCGGTTATCAGCCGCATAGACAACGGCCTGATCGGCAGAGGCTATCAGACCATGGGCAACTATGTCGAGGATGCGTACAACGCGGCCCAGCGGGGCTATAAGATCGTCATGGCCGAAGCGGGGATCGCCAAACAGCTACTGCGCGGCGGCGCTGCCTACTCTTACGACGAAATGGGCAATGTGGCCGTCACGGTAAACTCCCCCTTCGTGTCACGGAACGACCGCTATTCCGCCGGCGGAGTCTCTTTGGGCAGGTACGACCCGAATCAGGACTACTATTTCAAGTGCGGCGACTACTTTCTGCCCCTCTCGTTCACCTATTCGGTCAATGCCAAGAAACACACGGCATCGTCCCAGTTGGTGGACGGACCCGTCATATTCGAGCGGGTATACAAAGAGCCGAAGATCATATCGGTGAATATTCAGGTGCAGACCAAGCAGCTGTCCCCGGCTACGTCCAACCTGTTCGCGGCCTACGAAAGTACGGTCAACGATACCGAAGGCGACCCATACAAGCTGGAATTGGAGAACCTTTCGAGCATGTTCAACGATCTTTTCGAGAATCAGGACGTGTTCCGGATCGTCAATACGTTCATCAACCAAAACCTGCATGTCAACTACGTGTATATGTCCGAATACGACGTGTCGCCACAAGCCGGGTCGCTGCTTACCGAGATACGCATGCAGTTGATCGAAGTGGACGTTACCTCGAATGTCATATCGGAAGATGCGGCCAATGTCGTAACGACCGATACCGGCTTTGCCGTGAACGGATAACCATTACTGCCATGACCGGAAACTACTTTGAATGCGGCAACGAAGTGATCGTCGAGGGATTCTCTCTCGGCCATTTCTCGTCATTCAACGTAAGCAACAGCAGGGATGTCATAGGAGCTACGGCAGAGATCAAAATACCGCTCTACACCATTTCCGTCACCGACAAGCAGCGCCCCGTGGCAGACAGCCTGCGAATCGGCGTAGACGGAGCCCAGCTTGCGACGGGAGCCCGTATCGAGGTCTACGTGTGGTATAAGGACAATACGACCTTGCAGCATACGTTCCCCAAGATTCTCGCGTTCTCCGGGTTTATCAGAAAAGTGGTGAGCGGTTTCCCCACCACGATCAAATGCGAGGACAATTCGTTTATTCTCAAGTTTGGGCAAGTCAATAAAAGCTGGTCGAAAATGACTCCTTTAAAGGAGGTTATGAACGAAGTCGTCCCGATTGCCAACGACGCTTTCGCCAAATTCCGCAAAGAAGCCGGGCTGACCGGAGAGTTTCCGTCCCTGTCCGTAGCCGAATCGGAAAGCGCCGACGTGGAATTCACGCTGAACGTCTGGAAGGCCATAGCGCCCTATGAGGCTATCTCCCGTTTCGCAGAGGAATATGTGCTGTACGGCCAAGTCAGCAATACGGGAAAAGTCTATGTAGGGACAGGAGCGACCAATACGGGCCGACCGACAATCAAGCTGAGCACCCGGCTGAACGTCATCAACAGGGACATTACGCCCGAAGACGGCCTCTTTACCGATTACTACGTCGAGATCAACGGATATGACGAAAAAGGCAACAAGATACAGGTTACCCGCGGAGATGAAACCAAAGGAGAGCCGGTCCGCCTTCCCTTCTCTCCGGCCCGGAAACAGGAGCAACTGGAAACGATAGCCGACGCGGCGCTGGCTCGGCTCAAGGGAAACCGAAACAAAGGCTCTATCACCACGCTGCTATATCCGTTCGTCTCGCTGTGGGATTTCATCGAATATGAAGACACCTTGTTTCCCGAACTGAGCAGCAACTACTATGTGATCGGGACGGAACTGAACTGCGACGACTCAGGCTACCATAATATCCTGAGCGTTACCGACGAAATGTTCTACTATGAGAAAGCGTAACGAGACCTTTTCAGCCCGCGTCGCAGAAATAGGGCGACTGCTCGACCGTCGATTCACGATGGCCGAATCGGTCGCTCTCGTGTATGCTACCGTCGATAGCGTAGACGAGGAGAACAGGACCCTGAATGCCATTGTAGACAATGACAAGACGATCAGCGACATAAATCTTGACATTGTCGTGAATGGGGACAATGGCATTCTTTTTATCCCCACCGTCGGCTCTACGGTGGTGCTCGGATTCGTGGAGAACCGGCCGGAGCTCCCGTTCGTCGTTTCCTTTACCCATCTCGACAAGATTGTCGTCAAATACAATTTCGGGAACGAAGGAGCGACGGATGTCATCACAATCGACGCATCCAACATATCGGCCCAAAGAGGAGATGCCAGTATGGAAATGCGGAACGGGTTATTGTCCCTGACCGTCGGATCGGCTTCCGTCGCGCTGGATTCCTCGGGAGAAAATCCGCTCGTCACCCTGAACGGAGGGGAGAAAGGCCCTACGGTGGTTATCGGAGAACTGACTGCCCGGCTGAACAAACTGGTGGGGGAAATAGACAGCCTGAAAGAGTTCGTCAACTCCCACACGCATACAGCCCCATCCGGAGGCGGACTGACAAGCTCCCCTACTCCCGGATTCACGGGCTCCTTCTCTCAATTCTCCGACGATGAATACCAAAACGAAGACATAGTACAATGAAAGACATACGATGGGACACTAAGGTAAACGACATTGTCATCGCCGACGGCGATTTCGCCATGACGGATCGGTGCTCGAACCAAAACGGCGCTCTGATCCTTATCAAGCGTGCCGTGAACATCACGAAGGCGCACATCGGCGTGGCCCTCGACGAGCTATATCCCAATCTGGCACCGGGGGACTTCGATCTGCTCCTTACCGAAGGGATCGGGCAGATATATGAGGACGGGGCCAAATACGTAGACGAGAAAACGATCCGCTCGGGCTGGCAAAATATATTCTCTATGGACGGGTCGGTCATCTATAACGAATAACAAGCTATGGCATCCTATCAGGTTCAGGCATTCCAGACTATCTACGATATATGCTACAACGTATCGGGGTCTATCGTCGTGCTCGACAAGCTCATGGAGCTAAACGGCATAGAAAGCTATACCGCCGAGATACCTTTCGGGACTCAGCTCGACATAACGGGCATACCTATCTTCAACAATGCCTGCGTATTGTGGGCCGGTCAATATCCGTTCTATTCCACCCGCCTGTCGGAAGAAGATTTGCAAAATCAGATCAATAACCTCGTAAATACAATGACCCAAAATGGCAAGTCAAACAGCTAATCAGATAAAAGCCTATCTGGCCAATATCCTGCCGAATCTCAACTCCAGCGCCTCGGCAATCTGGACCCGGTTCGTAGACGTATTCTCCACGATCATCGACATCCTGACCGGAGAGATCGGCCGCTCGAATACCATCATAGAGACGGCCGCCCGCTCGCTGCGCGTCATGGGCCAGCAATACTACATCGACAAGGCGCTTGCCTATCAGGAGGGCGACGATTTGGTCGTAGTGAACGACGAAACATTAGCGATGGGATATGCCGAGATAGACACCAGCAAACAGATTATCAAGCAGGTGTATACATCCGTCCCGGATAACGGGGAAATATATCTGAAAGTAGCCACGACGGATTCGGACAACAACCTGATTCCGCTCACGACGCAGCAACTCGACGCATTCAAAGGCTACATGAAAAACTGGGAGCCGGTGGGTATCGCTGTGACTGTGTTTAGTCAGGTCCCCGACCGGTTCGACTGCGCTCACCTGTACGTCAGATACTCGCGCGACTACAACCTGATAGCCATTCAGGATAACATCAAAGCGCTGCTCGACCAGTTCCAGATGCAGCGCCTCAATCGCTCGGCTCTTTATATCAATGACATCGAGTCGGCCATCAAGGATATTACGGGCGTAAGGGACGCCTTTTTCGACGGCGTTACCATCAACCGGTGGGACACATCCGAAGGAGAGGGCAAGTATATCCCGTATGTTCCGGACGACGTGTCATCCAACCCCTATCAGGGAATCATCTATCTGTACGCCGGATATTTCAATTTCAACGACAATATTTCCGACTTTACGGCGGAAAGTCTTATAACCATCTTTGAATCGGTGTAGTATGAAATTCAGAGCTGTCGATATACCAAATCTGATTTATCAGATACTCCGGCCAAATTATGCCGTCACTTACGGGGACGAAAAGACCCTGCCGGCCCTCAATCAGATGTATAAGTTCCTGTTGGCATGCCTTTATCCGCTGCAACCCAAATGGAACGAATACGACGCGCTGAGGCGGAAGTACTACATGATCGCATCGTGCGAGCCGAACATCAGCAACGTTTCCAATGTCCTTAATCATCTTTTCGGGCAATACGGAGAGATCATCATTTCCAATTCGAGCCTGAATCAGATGTATCTGTACGACTCGTACCCGGAAGACGAATCGAAGCAGGTATATCTGTATACCGAGGGCAGCGAGAACGCTCCGGTCTATTGGGGCTTTCAGGGAGCTACGTCCAACGAGACTATCGTCAGAGTTCCCATTGAGCTTCAGTACAGCGGAGCAATCATCTATAATGCCGTATCCGTCCCGGGAGGACCTACTATCGCCATAAGCGACAAGACCGCCTACATAACCAATAACAACTGGCTATCCTATAAAACGGTCGTTCTGCCCAACAACTCGAGCAATACGGCGCTCTACAAGAGTATTACCTACTCAATCAAAGGATCGGACCAAACCCGGCCCATTATCGCCGTAGGAGACGGCATTTCAGCCATATCCTTCGATATGGGCGAGACATGGAAGGCGGTCGATTTTCCGGAAGGGGACTACACGAAAGTCGTCGGCAGCTACCTGTCGAATGTGTCGATGGACAACCACTACGCCATTGCCATTGGGGACGGGCTGCAACCGATGGCGATGTATCTGGACCTTCTGAACGGGATTCAAACTTGGAAACCGCTCGAAGGAATCGGCTCATCCTATACATCGCTGTGCCCGTACAAAGACGGATTCGTTTTTATGAACGCTTCCCAAATGGAGCTCGTCGAGCTTGACAATAACTACCAAATCGTCAACTCGTCCGTCAAATCGCTCCCCTATGGACTGTATTACGATTGCGCAGCCGATTCTACGGGGACTCGTCTCGTATTCGTCGGCAAGGGATCGGCCTATGCGGCATCCCCTGACTACGAGCCTGTCGCCTCGTCCTCTCCCATTCTGCCGGAATACGTATGCAAGTCCGTTACCTACGTTCCGCAGGACGGGTCGTTCCGCACATTTCCCTTCTACCGCTCTATGTTCGTCAGCAAAGACAACGGAAACACGTGGAGCATGCAGGAAATAGAGGAAATAGAGAAAGGCTCCTCCCATACCATATACGGCACGACGCAGGGATTCGGACTCGTCGGCAACGGCCAGATGTACTTCCAGAATCTGTCGGACGGGACCATCCAAACGAACGACGCGCCCATGTCCGATGTGTGGTGGGACTTCCTCGCAACGCTTAACTCGCTCATAATATACGGAATCAAATACACCATTAAAACATATTGACATGGCACTCGACCCCATCTACGATATGCTATTTCAGGACGGCACGGGCAATCCCGTGTTCATCACGGACCTGTCCAATCTGCCGCGTCAGATAAACTACCTGAAAGCCGCGATCAATCTGTTCGGCCAGAATATCGCCATACTGCACGGCTTCGACAAGAACGAGGACGGCTCGTATACTCCCGGTATCATATTATATAAAGGTGTTATGTACTCCTACCCCGGGGAGAGCATTCCCGCCGGGTCGTACCTGCACAGTCGGGAAATACTGTACGGAGAGCGAGTGGCTGAAAACGGCGTAATATACAACGCCTTCAAGCGCTACGAATTTGTCGCCAACGATGTGAGCACGGGCGACGATCTGATTACTTCGGAGCCTCTGACCGACGACTATGTGATGAAGCTCAAAAGTGCTCCTATCGGTTCCCAGATGATCGTAACGGATATGCTCAAGGACAAATCGGTTACATCGGATAAATTAGCCGACGGCGTTATCCCGGGAGCTACTACGCCTACCGGTCCTGCCGGCGGCGATCTGGCCGGGACCTATCCTAACCCGACTATCGGCACCGGGAAAGTGACAACCGCAAAGATCGCCGACGGAGCCGTGACAGCCGCCAAGATCGCAGAAGGAGTTATTCCGGATGTTCCGAGCTCCCTGCCTCCGTCCGGCGCTGCCGGTGGCGATTTGACCGGGACCTATCCTAACCCGACTATCGGCACCGGGAAAGTGACAACCGACAAGATTGCCGACGAGGCCGTGACCTCGGAGAAATTGGACCCCGATGTACCGGGAGATATTCTAAACGGGATGATAACCAAAGTGAGAGACTGCAACCACGCTCTACATAACCGCTTATTCTATGCTCCTTCCGGCTCGGAGAATACGCCTCCGCTGGCCACCTGTGACTTTGTCGGGATTACCTTTTCAAACAGTTTCGACGTAACCCCTTCGGGCGTTACCCAAATCGCCATGCCGGTAAGTTGGCCCGCCGGAGCCTCGTGGGCTACCACCACCCCGCCTTTGTTTATCAGAAATATGCGCGGCTATCCCTCGAGCGGCTGGAGTATATGGCGATGCGTCGCAGAATTTTTCCCGAACAATTTCGCTTCTCCCGCCCAGTCTCTTACCCGAAAATTCAACGGCAGACCTGTCTTTTACCAGTATAAGTCGGCCGCGGCTTTCAACGTAATTACTTTGGGTACCGTCGAACTCGCGGACGACATGACCGGGAAGCATCTGATCGGCATAGAAGGATATTTGACCGGCCAATATGAGGATAACGCGTCGGGAACCGGCACTATTATCGGCATGGAAATCCCACTCACCGGCGGAATGTCCAAGTATGTGGGCGAGACCACTATGGAGATTACGGCCTACACGTATGAGAAGAACGACAAGCTATACATGAACATAACCACCTCTCCAGCCCGGCAGGCCACGTTCACATACCATATCGTAATGAAGTTCGACTACATATAAACCTACCCATCATGGCTCTGAAACCCATACGCGAAATGCAATACGCCGAAAATATCGGCAACCCCGTGTTCATTACCGATCTGGCCGTTCTGTCTCAGAACATAGTCGAGCTCAAAGCCGCGATCAATATGTTCGGAAAGACTACGGCCATTATCTACGGCTTCGACAAAACGGAAGGCGGATATACTCCCGGCATCGTACTCCATAACAAGCAGCTATATTCCTATGCTGCGGGGGATGTCATTCCGGCCAATACCTATCTGCACTCGGTCGTTCAGCAGACCACGCCGCGCATATTGGAGAACGGCTCCACATTCAATGCGTATGTCGAATATACGTTTATCGCCAACAGCACATCCACGGGCGACGACCTGATTACCTCGGAGCCACTGACCGACGACTATGTCGCCGAGCTCAAGAATGCCGCGCAAGGTATTCCGCCCATAACTACCGATATGATCGCCGACGGAGCCGTGACAGCCGCCAAGATCGCAGAAGGAGTTATTCCGGATGTTCCGAGCTCCCTGCCTCCGTCCGGCGCTGCCGGTGGCGATTTGACCGGGACCTATCCTAACCCGACTATCGGCACCGGGAAAGTGGCAACCGCAAAGATCGCCGACGGTGCCGTGACAGCCGCAAAACTGGCTGAACAGTATATTGCGAACCGGGGTGCTATTGCTAACTTGAATAACGCCACGACTTACGGATTCTATACCTACGATGCAACTACGCAGAACACGCCTACTTCTTACGGCAGCGTCATTGTCGTCGAAGGAACCGGGCGAGCCGGTAATTGGATACAGTTGGCATTGGGGTACTCTGCGGGCAATGTCAATCCGTCCGTTTTTGTCCGATTCCGGCAAAATCTGGAATCTTGGAGCTCATGGGTTAAAATCTGGAAATCAAATGATTTCAACCCGGACAATTACCTGCCGCTTTCGGGTGGTACGATGGCTGGGGATATTATTCTGCCACAGTCTTATAGGATTCAGGAATCAAATAGAAATATTGTCGGTAGGATTGTATTCGGAGATTCAGAATCCCCAAGAACGGTTTTAGGTGCTAATTTATATGACGCTCTTATCATATCTGTAAATGATATTATGCGCCATGACGGGACTAATGAATATAAGGTTTGGGATGCCAAGAACTTTAATCCTGATTCTAAATTTGATTTCAATGCCGCTCAGCTCTCGGATTTGAACAATGCCCCGAACAATGCCTTTTTCGTCGGCGCACACAACGCGGCGAACGCTCCGGTTGCATATAGTTGGTGCAATGGATTTACTATCGCTTATGGCAATAACCCCGATTTCCGCAAACAGTTCTGCTATGCAGGCGACAAGTGGTGGACAAGAGGTCGAAACGGTACAACGTGGTCCAGTTGGAGCCAGATTTGGGACTCGGGTAACTTCAATCCATCCGATTATTTGTCGAAAGAGAATACAACGGTCTACGTACCGACCGGGGAATACAACCCAGCGACAAAAGGGTATGTCGATTCGGCTGTGGAGAATGGAAGTATGAAGAAAGTTACTACCACTAACCTGAATACGCTTATTTCAGAGGGTACGTGCTTTTTCCAATTTGCCGCATCGACGACGAACGCTCCTATGCCTCAAGGAGGCGGAGGACTTCAAATAGTACTTACCGATAAAATCATACAGTTCGTTACCATTTTCTACTCGCCATCATATGCCGGCCCTTCTTTCTATCGTACTTCCCTTACAGCTTCAGCATCCACATTCTCCCCGTGGAGTTGCTTTGCGGAAAACAGCGATTTCGGACAGAACGTCTATTTTGAACAACAATTAGACGCGACGCATTTCAACGACGCTCCCGTTATCAAGAAGCTCGTCAAAGGATCGTATCCCAATAAATTCGGTCCTGCGACTGTCGTACTGGACAACTATGCCTCGACTCAATTCCCGGGAACGTACTCCCAATATGCGCCTATCGCTTTTCGCGGGTACGCTAAGTTCAAGAACTATTCCACCAAAGCGACTTTGGCTATCGTGCCCGTTAACAGCCAAAGTAATAATAACTATACATTTTTTACCTATGTCAATCCGTCATCGATATACCAAGTTATGGCCAATTTCACAGGCGGTTCGGCATCAGTTCAGGAACAAGTCGATTATTTGGTAGAGATAACCTACGGCAAAGTGGTATAACAATCAGCACAATGGAATACATCGCGGCGATCATAGCGGCCATCGGCACCATCATAACCGCATGGTTCAAATACAACCAGTACCGACGGGACAAGATGACCGACCTGAAAATATCCCAGATAAAGCAGGATATGTCGGAAACTTCCCTGCGTCGGGTAGACAATTCGGCAATCGTGTTCGGCGAACTGTGGGACATACTGTACACGCTGGATGCCGACAGGGTATATATTATCCAGCCTCACCCGCTGGGTAACGAGGCTTACGTTTCGATCTACTTCGAGGTGAAGCGTAAAGGCATCGACGGGATGAAACAATATATCCATGACATAAGCATGTCGGACATGCCTAAATTCTGTGCGGACCTGAACCGGACTCTGTACATCCACATATCCGACATCGAGACGCAAATGGACGATATGTATGCCCGTTCGCTCTTTTCCTCTCACGGCAGTTCCATATTAGGGATATACCGTATGAGCGACAACCAGCACGACTGGGTCGGCTCTATTGTTTGCGAACTGAGAAAAGATTCCAGCATCTCAGAATCTTTTCTCAGAAGCAAATTGCACGTAATCTCAAGAAACATTCAGTATATTTTGCCCAGATATATTGGCTCTCACACTAATTAAACTTTATTGCTATGGTTAAGAAAATCACCAAATCCGATCTGCCTCCTATCCCGAGCATCGACAGGATGGCCAACAAAATCAACGAAAACTTCGAGTCCATCGAAGGGGGCGGCGCAACTCCGAGCGGCGCTGCCGGTGGCGATTTGACCGGAAGCTACCCCAACCCGACTATCGGCACCGGGAAAGTGACAACCGCAAAGATCGCCGACGGAGCCGTGACAGCCGCCAAGATCGCAGAAGGAGTTATTCCGGATGTTCCGAGCTCCCTGCCTCCGTCCGGTTCTGCTGGCGGCGATTTGACCGGAAGCTACCCGAATCCGACTATCGGGAACGCAAAAGTTACTCTGGCAAAACTCGCGTCGGACGTTACCGCCAAACTGGTTACACCGCAGACCACGCCCACATGGGGAGCATCGGACACGGCCGAAGGCGTGCAGGCGAACCTGGTCCTGCTGGCAAACGCTCTGAAAACCGCCGGTATTCTGAAATAGCCATGCTTCTATCTCTGAGGCGAATCTATTTCGCGCCCACTTATACCATCGGGCGTTTAAGCATCCCGTCGGCATCCTTCGAGTGCGATACGCTGGAAGATACCGACCGGGATGCCAACGCCAATGGCGTATTCGACGGTCAGGAAGTCAAGATATACGGCAAGACGGCTATCCCTTACGGTCGCTATCGGATCGCCATGACCCAGTCGCCCAAGTTCTCGCCTCGATACGGAGACCGCAATGTCCCCCTGCTGCTGGATGTACCTCACTTTTCAGAAATACTTATCCATTCGGGGAACACGCCGGCCGACACGGAGGGCTGTATCTTGGTCGGAGAGAACAAGGTAAAAGGACAGGTCATCAACTCCCGGGCTACCCTGTTCCGCCTGCTCGACATTCTCGACGAGGCCGACTCCCGGGGCGAAGATATTTACATCACGATTCGGAAATGAAAATCATCTACAACTCCCTGATCCCGTTTCGCGGATATAAGGCTATGATGCTGTTCGGGGTCATATTCGCGCGCAAAAAGTTCAAGCCCCTGAGCGCCGTTACCGTCAATCACGAATCGATCCATGCGGCCCAAGCCAAAGACTGTCATGGATATTTCCTGTATTACTGCCGATATATCTGGCAATGGATATGCCACGGCTACAAGGGGAATCCTTTCGAAATAGAGGCCAAAACCCATGAACGGGATTTGAACTACCTCTACAACCGAAAGCCCGAGGCGTGGCGCGACATGATGTAGACATTCGCAGCGGTTCTTTGACATATTGGAATTACCGATCTGAGCAATGTGTAAATTTTACACATTGCAATTGCCGAGAACCGGGGGGATCATTGTGCCCCCCGGTTCATAATATCTTGTGTACTCCACCAACAAATGCCTGGAAATTATAAGTTTGAGTTATACTCCGCCTGATTCCATAAATATATAAAAACAGGGCGTGAGATAAAATTTCATATGTTTGTATTGACATATTGAATAGCATTAGCTATTGTTTTAGGACTAAGAAAACGACCAATTAACAATCCAACCCTAAACAATCAAGCTGATGTCTGCGTTGTGCGTGGGCATTACTTTTGGTTGGCGGGTATTGGTCGTACCTCTTAGTCAAGAAGTGATCGCCCACGCTTCGTATATCTAAGATAATAGTAGGCCAATTTTCACCCCTAAAAAACATTCAACGTATGAAAAAGCTGTTGTATTTTTTTCTTCTTTTCTTTTTCGTCGGCTGTTCCGAAGCCCCTAAGGAACAGCAGATTGTTATGGAATACCTAAAATACAATCCCGACAATTTCCGGCGGTACAAGCCTCTCGAATGGGGGAAGTTGGATACAATTTATTCATCCGCAGTGGACGACGATCCTCTTTATATTGGTTATATAACCGAGATTATGAAGGCTAACGTGTGGAAGCAGAAACTTGAAGAAGAAATATTAAACTTGGGAACGAATGTATCTTACGCCATGCAACTCCAAAATGAGTTAGACCGCGTTTGTAAAATAGAGAAAGCATATAAAGACAAAGCGGACAGTATTTACAATAATTACATCCCCCACCTCACCGGCTACACGATCCGCCACAAGTACAGGGCCAAGAAGAATACGGACAATGTGGTGGTTTATGACGAGGTATTTGTTTTGGATTCCACTTTGACGAAGGTGGTGGAGGTGAAGAAGTTGTGATTTGATGTAGAAAGCGGTAATTCCAATATTCGGAGTTACCGCCTTTTTTATGTCCGGGCGGATAGGTTCGGGCATTTTTATTTTACGGAAACATGAAAAACGTTGTTATAGCTTTAGCCCTGATTGCAGCCGCATTTCTGCTGGGGCGACGGAGTGTGAAGCCGGAGATTGTCGAGATTCACACGACGGACACGGTGGTCGTGCGCGACACGGTCCGGGAAACTGTCCTCGTTCCCAAAGTCCGCTACCTGACCCGTGTCGATACGGTACTTTTGCCTGTCCCGGGCGATACGGTGGAAGTCCCGGTACTGGTCCCAATTTCCCGAAATGTGTATGAAGGGGAAGATTACCGGGCCGTCGTGTCCGGTTTCCGCGCGTCGCTCGATACACTCGATATTTTCCGAAAAACGCAGACCGTGACGAATACGGTCGTCCAGCGGGTCGAGGTTCCCGGCAAGCCCAAGCGCTGGGGAATCGGCGTGAGCGCCGGGTATGCCCTCACGCCTCAAGGGGTCAAGCCTTATATAGGAGCCGGAATCAGTTACTCTTTTATCACATTCTGATATGCCGAAAATATTCGTTAAACCGCTGACCGTAAACCGAGCATGGCAGGGTAAGAGATTCCGCACCTCCATGTATGATGCCTATACGACGGAGTGCCTATTGAAGCTGCCCGACATAGTGCTGCCCGAACCTCCATACGAAGTACACTATGTATTCGGGCTATCCACTTCTTTGGCCGACTGGGACAATCCGATCAAGCCCTTTCAGGATATATTGCAGAAAAGGTACGGATTCAACGACAAGGACATTTTCAGGGCCGTTGTCGAAAAAGTCAAGACACACAAAGGGGAGGAATTCGTTTATTTCGACATTAAGAACCTCACCGTACCATGAAATTATATAGATGAGCTTCCTTTCATGTCACCCAACAGCGAATTCAGGTGCATCACCCAAAATCTCAACTGGCTTGTGATATTGAGCAGATCGTTCTCGGTAGTCGGGTCGAATTTATCGGCATAGCATCCTTCATGGACGAGCGCGATGATTTTGTCTATCTCATCGCGTGTTTTTGCTACCATGTCCCATGTCGGCATGATTAATTTCTCGTCTTCCACTTTGGATTCAGAAATACACAACCCCATGCTGAACGGAGGAATCATTCTGAGCTGGCGGAATATCTCGCCCACCTTATCCGTCCCGTCGTCGAGTACCTTGTATATCTTATCGAACATTTTGTGCAGAGCCTCGTATTCGTGCCCTGTCACCATCCAATGCCTTCCTTTCACATTGGACTTGGTTACCTGCATTGTAGCAAGTATCGTGTCTAATTCTTTCTCCATTTTCAATCAAATCATTTTTTTCCCATTCTTAAAAATCAGCCGTCCGGTTCCCACCCAAATCGTCTGATTATCCTCGGTCTGTATCTTCAGTCCATAATCATTGCCGTTTTTCCTCCCCTTCAAGGATGTCAGAAAGAATTTGATACTCATTCCGTTTCCTCCATCCCTCCGGGCGAATTCCCGAATACACCGGTCAGGGACCAAGTCTGTCCGTAACTCGCATAGAATTGTTATTTTATCCTCGTTATCCATGAATTCATCGTTTCTACATCAAATCACAACTCAAAATGACAGGTCACTGTCTTTTATCTGACCTATGTACTTACCGTTCTTATCGTATAGCTTGATAACCCCTTTTTGCTTCTTTCCTCTCATTTTCAGCCGTCCCTGCTCATCATACACACGGATATTGTCCCGCTCTATTTCCACTCGTCCGACATTTCTACCGTCCTTATAAATGGTCTGTTTTTGTGTGGTCGGCGGCGCTGCCAGCCACATCAATGCAATCATTAGAATCGTTTTCATGTCTCTGCGTTTTAATTTAATGATTACCTTCCTTATAAAAGTGTGCCACAATTCTTTCGCATTGCTAAATATACGGAATTATTCCGGTATCGTCATCGTCCCAATGCTTTGTATTATTTCACCAGTTGAAACTCGATGCGCCAAACAAAAGGATTACGATCCCATGTACCTCTCCCGGAAACCTTGTCGATCAGCGAGGCAAAAGCTTCGCGGGGTGAGTCGAACATGTAATATCGTAAATGTTCATCTGCATATCCCCATTGTATACGGCCATCATCAGCCGATACTAAGAATGTTATCCCTTCCTTAAAGTAATCGTCCGAAATATCCTGCAACCGCTCAATCCGAAGGTCTTTAATATGTATTTGGTGCTTGCATGCCTCGGCTTGGACGAACATCTTATTTTTCCAGCCTGCCATATTTTCACACGATGAATAAGGGCTTTCTGCCGGATGTACGCCTATATGATTGCGATACCATTCATTGTCTAATTCTTGATAGCTCTGCGCCACAGCCACAATCTCTCCAATCTTGTAGGGGCACTTGCACTCAACCACAATTTTCCCATTACCGGCTATCACGTTGATAATATCACCTCTCATCCCTTCAGCCTCTATTTTAGATATCGGCCACAACAAGTCACTTTTTATTACCCGCCTCGTCACCGTCTTTCGCCCATCTATAACCGCCCGTGTCAGGCCGTACCGGTCATTAAACATCATCTTTTTCATCTTTCGTCTATTTTATCAGGTCAGCATTATCATGGATGTTACCGATGACATATAAATGGTTATCCGTATCTTTATATGCGAAATTTCCGAATCTGAAATTATATCTACTTGAATTGAGCACGCCATTTATACAATCAATCGGAGAGCAATCGAATTGAATATCCGGATCAATTTTCACAACAGCAAATCGCCAATATCTACCATTTGATTGGTCATCCCATTTTAAAATGTCACCCTCCCAAATCCTCTCTCCGTTCTTGTCTTTCAGGCCCGTGTACTGGCCGACGGTGGCCGGATCGACTTCGTAATCTTCCCAATCTACCCATTCCTTGTTACCGTCCTTGTGATGTGTGAAAACACGTATTGACGCATAATCATCTTTCCCATTTCTACCGCAGACGGACATTAGGCTGCCTTCAGCCCATTCCCCCGTATCGAGGCGTTTCCCTCTGAAAAGTATTTCGCGCATGATTCCTGATTTTTTGTTAGTTATCGGTTTTAGATTTCTGAATCCCCTTGAGTATCTCTTGCGCCGGGATAAATCGACCTTCCTTTTCTGCGTCAACCGCCATTGCTCCGACGATTGCGAGGTCCATTAATTCGGAAGGCGATAAAGTCTTCGCAAATTCTGGTACAGTCTTTCCATCGACGTACCTTACCCCATTGCGAACCTCGCATTCGTAAACCTTCCCTGAAATAGTTATTTTCCCTTTCATTCTCCCTGTTTTTGATCGTTACGTTTCAATTTAATGTTGATAGGCCCGACAGATTCGATTTGGACAAAAGGCTTATACTGAGACACCAATGTGGCGATAAGCGTGGCAACATCTTCTCTATCATCAACTTGAGAATAAAAAGCATTACCGTCTTCGTCTTCTGCAAAAACATATATTTTCCGCATGATTCTCACTGTTTTTCGCCTTTCGGCTGTTCGTGTCTTATCTCCTCTACGCTGATCCATTTTTGGGCTTCGCCCACTTTGGCTATCGCAGAGGTATAGCCGGCAAGGAAAGCGTTGTATATATCGCGCCATTCATCATGCATAAATCCATTGTCGCTGGCATACTTTCGGGCAGCTTCTTCTGGCGTTTTCATTTGATTCTCCGTTTTAATCGTTTTACAAAATTCTTGACATTCAGCGCCTGTTCGTAGTAGCAATCCTTCTCCACCACTATTTGTAGTTGAAAGAGAACAGAGTGTGCCCCGGTACCTTCTTCATGCGTCCGATCAATTTCAACTCTTGCTGCTTTTTGATTTGGGCCTCGATGCGGGATTGTTCTCTTTTATCCCAAACTATGTCTGCATCAGGGATCATTTTCATAGCTCATTCTTTAAAGTGTTTAATGTTTTTTAAAGGTTCAGTTGTCAATTATTATTTGACAACTGGAGGATGAAGTTGTCATTTATCCCGCACGCACCGCACGCTGAAGCCGAGGGCGCGACCGTTGTAGCTCAGTGGGTTGACGTAGCCCGAGTAGAAGCCGAGGGTGCCCGCGCCGTTGTCGCCTCCGTAGTACGGCGACGAGGACCAATAGTAGCCGTAGGAGCTCGTGCTGGCCAACTCGCCGCTATTGCTGTAGCGCAGGCCCGCAGCAGGCAGGAATAACGAGCCCTTGTGGTCCGAGTCGTGATTACCCCCGAACCAACGGCCCTTGCGCTCGTCGTCCCAAGTCGAGCCGAGATCGCATAATGCTTCCCATTCCTCCCGGGTCGGCAGGCGCTTCCCAACGGACCTCGCGGCCTCCATCGCCTCATCCCATGTGTAGTAATGGCGGCCGTCCTTCTCGTAACCGCCGATGGCCAAATTCTCTGTGTCCCACAGCAGGCCGCAAAGCTCGATGGAGTCGGACTCGGGATCGGACGCAGAATCGGCCGCAACCGGATTATCCTCCCTCCATTGAGCGCCGGTAATGAACCCGTCTATCCATTCATTGTGGCAAGCTTTATCTATCATGTTGTAGATGGTCTTATCGTAATCCTCACCCAAACGAATCGGGCACAGTGCCTCGGCTACTTCACGTAATGTTTTCATACATAATCGTCTCAATTTTTCATATACCCTTTCTTCTGCCTCCTGCTCGGCTAATTCGACAGCTTTGCGAGCTTGATGAATACCAATTACTGCCCATCCGCAACCATCCTTATCTACCAAATATGCGGCATCCATCTCATTGGCATTGATGTATGCCTCCGCTCTTTCGCTTTTCATGGCTCAATCGTTTTTCAGTTTCATTCCACTTCCAAAAACCCTCGTATTCGGCCTTCTTTGGTGGCAATTTTCGATTTTCTCTGCTTGATGATATAATCCCTACCCTCGAATGCCAAAAGCGTAAAATAGGCGCTTCTATTTCGTTTTGTGGCTCCCTTGTTGCACATGGCTATAAGTAGCCGCTTCAAATCGTCCGGAGTCATGCGATCGAAAATCCCCAGTATCTGACGGTCTGTCAACGGAAACTCCATGAGCGCCACCGAGGGCGTATACTGGGCTATCCACTCTCTCACGTTTTTCACGAGCAGCTTTTTCGACGACTCCGCCCATCTCTCCATGCCGTCCTCGCCTTCCTCGCGCGCGCACGAAGTGTTCTGTATATTTTTCAGTTTATACTGTGTGTGTGTATTATTCTTTTCTTTCTTATAATTCTTTATATATTGGTCATCTTTCGTTGTTGCCTTCGCGTTTCCTTCATGCTCGACATATCGTTTCCTTCGATCTTCGCACACCTCCTCTATTCCTACTGTTCCACAGTCATTTAAGCTTACACCTTCTGTTTCCTTCGTGTCAAGCGTTTCACTACCTTTCATTATCCCGCCATTGTTTCCTTCATAAAAGGAATTTCCTTCGTAGTTATTCGGGTCCTGATAATAATCGTATTTACAGATAGTTACAATCATTCCGCCCGTTTCCTTCGTAACGGTAGCGACGCCTGCATCTCTCATCCGCCGGATGGATTTCGAGAGCTGAGATTTCGAGTATTTCATCTTCCTGAAACCGACTTTCCAGCTCAAATCTTCCTGTATGTCCTCCAGCCGGAAGAACCCCGATCCCCGAGGCATAAGGTCGTGCTTATAGTAGTTTACACTTCGCAGAAAGTATTGCCACAGTTCTCTGTCTACCGGCGGATTGTGCGCCATGCTCCCCTCCTGTATGCAGCGCGGCTGCAATATGTATCCCCCCTTTATCATGTCTCCTAAATTTTTATCTTCGTTAAAGGCTTGCCAGGTATCTCCCATACCTTGCCATACCGATTGCTCACTGCTAACACCAATCCGTTCTCCCGGATAATCTCCCGCCCCTCTCTCGCGCTTATAATGCTATGGTAATGGGGATATATTATTTCCCATACTTCCGTTACATCATCCGGCATTCCAATCGGGTTAACATAGTATTTGGCAATTATGAACTTCATCGTTTCTACATCAAATCACGACAATCACGACACACGTGATGCACGCAAACTTTCTCGTTATGTACCGGGGATAGCATCTTGATTACAGGGCAATACCCTATCCCCTGCTCCACGTCTTGGACGAATCGGCATGTCTCGCATTTTACTTTCGTCCTTCTCTTATCCATTTCAGGTATTCTTCTTCTCCCTCTTTTCTCCACCTTTCAAAATATTCTTCGTTTTCTTTTTCTTCTTCCTCCCAACATGCTTTTTCGTAGGCGTTGCCCATAATGATTGCGATTATGGGGGACAATATGATAGATAAGACGGCAAGAATATGAACGGCAATTAAAAACACTATCTCTCTTATTGGGTCTTTTTTACTCCACTTAGCCCACTGATCGAATTTGCCTATGCACTTGTCTATTGTTTTGGGTTCTCCTTCCATGTCAGTATTCCTTATCCAGTTTTTTCCGTATTCTCGCCGAAGGCAGGACGGGATATTTGGATATGTCGACAAACAGCACCCCATCTATATTTTCGGCTTTTATCTTTCCTAATGCTATTCTTTTCTTGACGCCGTTATAGGTTATTCCGGACATCATGGCGTAAGTTTTCAGCCGGATCAGAACTTTCTCATCTTCCATCATTCATTCGTAATTTTTGCTACTATTTCGTCTACTTCCTTTTTTTCCGCCTCTTTGGCATCGACGCCATCCACATATATCGGATCGCAGGACTCTATGTCTTCGGAACTGGGAACGGATTGGTCGAATTTCAGCGCCGCCGTTATCTTGGGTTGCTGTTGGGGGTTGATCGGGCACCACTTTTTAATAATGCTTTTCAACACCGTCTTTTGCCCCATAGCTACGAAATCCGTTTGCCACAATCCATTCTCCCTGTAGAATGATTTGGAATACTTTGCCCCGTGAGCCTTGCATTCGTCCACCGTCATGTACAGATAGAAGTCCGCACCGGTCATCAGCTTCAGGTAAGAGACGAATCCGTTCAATATCGACCTGTCCGGATTGTTTAGATTGAATCGCATGTCGCCCGTAAAGGGATTTATTGCCTCGATGTCCCCTTCGTACACGTTAGCCACATTGATACGCGCTACGTTGCCCGTCCTGTGGGCGAGTTGCACATATCCGTTCTTCATTATCTGGAACTGCGCGACTCCACCGTAGGGAACCAATGCCGCCTGCCCCAGATTGGTGTCTATCGACAGATTCGTATACGCCGCAACCAAAGAGGACCGGATAATCGATGTGGGATCGGCTTTCATCAGCAGCTTATTGTTTGTCGTGGCCGACAATATCGACTGCATAAAAGAGGGTGCGTACTCCCCCAACATCATCTCGAACCGCTTTTTGGTTTCCTCGTGGAACAGCGTTTTTTTTAGCTGCGTTAAAAACGATTGAGAGGCTATATACGGAGATCTCGACCTTCCCATCGAGGCCCGTGCCAATTCTTTTTCAGTTTCCATAGCCGTTATTTTAGCCCTAACTTGATCTTGATCACTTCGGCAATAGCCATGTACTGCCTTTCGAATTCATTTCCCTGATGTGTCTTTTTGACTTGTTCCTCGAACTCTTCAATAGAACCCCGAAAGCATCCGCAGATGATTTCAACTTTCCCTGATTGAGTTTTATAGGCATGGGTGTGACGATTAGCAGACCCAAAACAATCAAATCCACAATGTTCATTATTATTTGACACCTTAGCATCGCCGGACACCTGAGCATTGCCGGACACCTTAGCATCGCCGCACACCTGAGCATCGCCGGACACCTGAGCATCGCCGTACACCTGAGCATTGCCGTACACCTTAGCATCGCCGTACACCCAAGCATCGCCGCACACCTGAGCATCGCCGCACACCTGAGCATTGCCGTACACCTTAGCATCGCCGTACACCCAAGCATCGCCGCACACCTGAGCATCGCCGGACACCTGAGCATCGCCGTACACCTGAGCATTGCCGTACACCTTAGCATCGCCGTACACCCAAGCATCGCCGCA